TACTTGACTGCGGTTGCGGTTGAGTATGTCCCTGATACCGACCGAATGCTGTTTTACATAGGATTTGGCGGCGATGGCTTCAAAAAGGTATATCACTGTCCGTTGCGAAATCGACCCGTCAGCGAATCGGTGGACGCTGAAGACCTTATCGTCAGCAACGCCGCGGTCGATATTAAAGATTGTGGGCGAATCACTCACAAAATCAGAATGCGTAAGTCTGTCCTTCGACGTATGCAAATTGTCGGGGAGTACAGGGACGTTGACCTTGGAGTTCCCACCACGGCTACCTTCAACGCCGCGGAGCTTGAAAAAGCGGCGGTCGCCGGCCAAAAGCCGAACCAGGAAAAACCGGAAGACCGCGACTACACGGTCTATGAGTGCTACTGCGAATTAGATCTCGATGCCTATGCGCCGGCCAAGTTCAAGGGCAAGGGCATTCCACTCCCCTATCGGGTGACGCTGGAGAAAGACTCCAAACAAATCCTGTCGATCATTAGGAACTGGGATGAGAAAGACACTCAGGCGCTTCCTAAGCAGTTCTTTGTTCAGTTTCCCTTCATTAGGGGTATTGGTTTTTATGGTCTTGGGTTTATTCACCTTCTGGGGAACACTACTAATACACTCACGGCTGCATGGCGAGAGCTGCTTGACGCCGGGATGTTTGCTAGCTTTCCAGGCTTTCTCTACCGAAAAGAACTAGGTCGCCAGAATACGATGAACATTCGCGTCGGCCCCGGTCAGGGCTATGGGCTCGACGTATCTGGAATGGCGCGCATTCAGGACAGCATTATGCCGCTGCCCTATAAAGATCCTGGCCCGGCAACCGTAGCGTTTGTCCAGCATGTCGAAGAACTTGCGACCAAACTATCACAAACAGCCGATATTGCAGTCGGCGAGGGCAAGCAAGATGCCCCTGTCGGCACCACTCTTGCTCTCATCGAGCAAGCTACGAAGACTCTTGATGCAGTCCATAAACGACTGCACGCTGCCCAAGCCGAAGAGTTTGGGCTCCTTAAGCAGCGTTTTAAGGAGGACCCAGAGTCCTTCTGGCGGCACAACGGCAAAACTACGATCAAGTGGCAGAAAGACCAGTTCCTTAAGGCCCTAGACAACTGCAATCTGGTTCCGGTTGCTGATCCGAATAATCCGACCAGCTTGCATCGCTTAGCGAAGGCGGCGGCAATCAAATATCTGCAATCGCAGAGCCCGCTGCTTTACGACCCAGTCGGTGTGGACCTACGTGTGTTGCGGACTATGGGGATTGATCCCGATGGTCTGTTTCGGCCTACGCCGGCTCCTCCTCCCCCCGATCCGCGTCTAGAAGCCATCAAAGCCAAGCAGCAATCAGAGATGATGCAGGGCCAGCAGGCTCGTGCTGAGCTGATGGGCAAAATGCAGATCGAGATGGCCAAGCTGCAAAACAGCGACAAGGATCGCCAGTCCAAGGCTGCTTTGGAGCAGATGAAGATTGCGCTGGAGGGTCTGAAGCTGGAGGAGGAACGAATCATCCATGCCGGCGAGATGGACCGTGAGCAGCAGAAAGCCTCACAGGAGATGCAGCTCAAAGGCATCTCCAAGATGCATGAGGTGTATCTGAATCACATCCAGGGCCAGCAGGAGATCCAGGCCGATCGGGCGCACCAGCAGGGCGAGCTGGTAACAGACATGATCGGCAAGCGGAATGAAATGAAGATGGACGACCTGGGCCGCCGGCATGAATTGCTGCGCGACCGAGAGAAGCATCAGCTCGACCTCAGCAAGGCGGCTCAGCTCCATGACCAGGAAATGGAGCACATGCGCCAGAAGCATGAGGCTGAGCTGGAGCATCTGAAGGCCGAATCGGAGGTCAAGAAGGCTCAGGCCAAGGCGATTGCTAAGGCCAAGCCTAAGCCGGTGGCGGTGAAGCGAGCGGAGGGTGGCCGCGTCAATGATAGCAATATTAGACGAGTTATTCTGGTTCGCCATGGTGCTACTCGTCTCAACAACGATGATGTGTCTGTGGATCGTATCCGCGGATGGAAAGACGTTCCCCTCTCTCCAGAGGGTGAGGACGAAGCTCAACGCATTGGCAAGAAGCTGGCGGGACATCCTCCCGACGTGATCTTGTCGTCTGATTTGAAACGTGCCCACGACACAGCGAAGGCGATATCAGACAAGTCCGGGGCGCCTCTGGTGTCAGCGACGCGGGCGTTCCGACCCTGGAATGTCGGCAAGTTCGCCGGCCAGGTGTCCAAGGACGCCGTCCCACAACTCATTGAATATGCAAAGGAAAAACCAGATGAGGCCGTTCCTGACGGTGAGTCTTTTGATTCTTTTAAGCGGCGCTTTCTACGCGGGCTCTATTCTGCTCTGCGTGAGCATGATGGCACCGTCTGTATTGTCACTCATCATCGCGGGGAACGGCTGATTAAGGCGATGATTGCCGGCGACTGGGATGAGCCGGACATGAACGAGTTCTGCAAGAAGGGCGAGCACACCGGGTCCGACGAGGTTGTCGAGATCCCGATGGACGAACTAAAGGAAGCAATAGAGGACTAGTATTTCTCTAGCATTGGGGGTATATCGGCAACATGGCACACGAATATGCAGACAAGAAGCAAGACAGAGCGGGAGCAACGCGCGCTCAGCTTATCTTGAAGAACGCCGGTTATGCTGACCGCACGTCTACGCGGCAGGATAGAACGGACCCGGCGGCCGAGGTTTATACTGACAACCTCAAGTATGGGAAGGACGAGTAATGGCTCATCCATACAAAGAGGCGCATCAGGACAAGGTTTCAAAACGCAGGGTCGCAAAGGTTGCGCCGAGTCATAACAAGACGGTCGATAAGCGTCTGTATTCGGAGTTCGGTGTGCCAGGTGGTCAGACTCAGCATCGGGTCGATAAGTTCGCTCGCGGTGGTGGGGTAAAAGGCAAAAAAGGCCACGTTCACGTCAATATCGTCAATTTACCTCACGGGGCTGGGACTCCTCCTCCCACGGTGGGGCAAACTGGAACCGCTGGGCCCGTTATGCCGCCTCCAATGGGGGGTGGGATGGCACCGCCTGGTGGTTCCCCTTCTCTTCCTGGGGCTGCGGCTCCTCCCGGCATGGCGGCTTTGCCACGCAAGTCTGGTGGCCGGGCTACTTATATGGCCGGTCAATCCAACAAAGGGAATCTGGCGAAGTGGGCGGGCTATGCCAAGCGGGGCAATCTTGGCGGTCATCCATCTGGAATGAATGGAATGGTTCCGGATAAGGAGCCTGACGGCCACAAGAAGCAATACTGGGCCAAGCGCAATCCTAAGGCTATGCCGACAAAGATGAATCTGAACCAGGATGGCTGGTCCAAGGGACAGGGCGGTACGGCCCGAACGATGGGTAAGGGTGATTGGGGCGCTCCTGGTCGTGAAGCTGGTACTGGGTCTGGTATGGGACTTCTTGAGAATGCTAAGCGGACGAAGAAGTCGTATCCGTAATGTCTTCCGCGCTTGGCCTTGTGAGAGAGAAGATTCAGAAGGAACACGAGAAAGAACTGAACCATCTGGCTGAGGGGCTGCCCCGAGAAGGGACAGCAGAGGCGTACAGAGAGGTCTACGGCTACTTACGGGGACTAAGGGCCGCGCTGACTTTCTGTGAGATCGTAGAGAGAGATATGGAGTAGTAATGCCGATTCATCTTCCGAAGGCTGTCCCCCAATTTGCACAAGCCAAATCGCCGGCAGAATTCAAGCTCAAAGCTTTTGATCTACTGAAAAATGTGCTCCCCGACGTGGAACTTGCTGGCAACGATGTTCTCGTTGTGGGCTATGTTCGTCCTGAGCTACAGCGCGGCATCATTGTCCCTGTGGATGAGGATGTCTGGCAAGGAAAGTCAGGTCTCGTGGTTAAGATGGGGCCGATGGCCTTTGTGGACGACGAGATCAATAAGTTTTCGCTCAGGCCCGAGGTCGGGGATTGGGTAGGCTATTGGATTCATAGCGCCCGGCTATTCAACCTCTGTGATGTGCCCTGCCGTCTGATTGAGGATTCATTCATTAAGCTGCGGGTCAAGGACCCGGCGGTACTCTTTTGAAGCCGATCGTCAGAGTAACACCGGCTGAGTTCATGGAACGGCTTTGGCCGAACAGTTTCTTGTTGAAGGCCGCTGATGTGAGAGTTGTGTTTGGTCATAGAGATGACGGCGATCATTCTGCCGATAAGCCACCTACCAAAAAGCCTTCTCGGCCTTTTAATCGTCCTCGTCGTGTTAAGGGTGTTTTGGAGCGGGTTTAATGGCAAGACGAGCTTTAAGTAAAAAGGAAGATATCGAAGCGGTTCCATTGACGGAGCCTGTCGATATCGACATTAGCGAAAAGGCTATTGTTATTGAGGAAACGGACAAGGGGGCGATTACTTACGAGCCGGAGCCTAAACCGGAGCCGGAAGTTGTCGTTGCTCCGGAGCCGCCACCCAAGCCGGAGCCGACGGTAGAGGTCAAACCAGATGCCGCTCTGATGCGGCGTTTGGAAGAGGCCGAGAACGCTGTCCGATTAGCGAATCAGCAGCTCGCGCAGGAGCGCGCTGCTCGCGAGGAAGCCAGGGCAGATGCTATCCAGAACGGTGTGGACGCAGTCCGGGCTGAGCTGGAGTCAGCTAAGCGAGATGCATTGGCTGCCAATACGGCCGGGGACACGCCACAGTTTCTTGAGGCCACCCAGCGCATTTCGGTCGCGGCGGCTCGTCTGGAACATCTGGAGGCCGGTTACGCGGCCATTGAGAAGCAGCGCAAGGAGCCTCCGCCGGCACAGCGGAGTGCCGATCCGATCGAGGCTTTGCAGGTTCCCTACGAGGCTAAGACGTGGCTACGGAAGAATCCGCACTTTATTACCAATGCAGCCGATAACAAGCGCCTGCGGACGGCGCATGATGCGGCGCTGGATCTTGAAAATCTTACGGCATGGTCACCTGAATACTATGAGTTTGTTGAGACAAAGCTGGGTATCCGGAAGGCAGAGCCTAAGCCGGTCCCGAAGTCTGAGCCAGAGATAGAGGAGAGGACAGTGAGCGCACCAGTGAGCCGGGATGCTCCTAGCCTAAGCGGTGGCAAGGCCGGCAGTTCAAAGATTACGTTGAGCCCTGAGGAGCGTGAGCACGCCAAGTTGGCTGGGGTCGATGAGGTGACTTACGCCAAGATGAAGCAGCGGCTTCAGCGAGAAAAACAGATCAATCCAGATAAGTACGGGAGAACTTCATAATGGCTTGGCCCAAGGGGAAGCCGCGGGGGCCGCGGATAGATCGGGCTCCATTGCGGGAGACCACGACCGAGCGGACGCCGGTCAAGTATGATTCGCTGGCTGCCGGCGCGAACTGGGAAAATATGTCCGAGTCAACTGGGGTGGACCGGTTCCATATCCCAGAGAGTGAGATTCCGGAAGGGTGGAGTTTTTTGTGGTCAATCGAGGAGGTGCGGGGACAGCCTATGCCGTCCTTTGTTGCCACACGCCTGAAGCAGGGCTGGACACCAGTGAGCGGTCAGGACTTTGGTGGCCGGTTTAATGGCCGATTTACAGCTCCGGATACCGGGGTAATCCGGATGGATGGCATGGTTCTTATGGCCCGCCCGTCTGCTATTACTGCGAAAGCGGTGGCCGCAGAGAAGCGAGCAGCCCGTGAGCCTATTCTGATTAAAGAGGGCGCTGTCCGGGCCGGTGTAGATATTGCCGCCATGGGCGCAGATCATCCGAGTGCTGTTGCCACTAATCGTATATCGAGAACGTATGAGCGTCTGACTATTCCGGAAGATTCTGAATAACCGCACTTGACAGCCTAATATATTAAAGTAGAGTGCTGGGTTAATTGGGGCGATAGTCCTGGCCGCGCCGGCCGAAACCTTCCATCTCGCGCCGAGATGGTTTCCGAGTAGCCCAAATCGCAGTGCCTGCGATCGGAGGTTACGAATAGGGAGCCATCTATGGCCAATACTTATTCACCGTTTGGATTCCGCGCCTTCGGGCAAATGGACGGTACCGCGCCCACCATGGGCATGGACCGCTTGTTTATCACCTCCAGTGATACTTCACTGTATTTTACTGGGGATGTTGTCTATCTCAGCTCCGCTCAGCTGACGAACAATCCGAACGCGATCTCGAACTTTACCGCGTCCAGCGGTTATATTCCGATCGGTGTCTTCCAGGGTTGTGAGTATTACAACTCCAACGTCGGCCGCTCTGTGTGGAGCGCCTTCTGGCCCGGTAACCAGGGCTCCAGCAATAGCGCTAACGCTATTGCCTATGTGATTACCAATCCTCAGCAAACCTTTATCGCGCAGTGTTCCACGACCAGTGGTGTCATGGGCACGTCGGTATTGGGCTTTGGCGTTGGCATTGCGTCTTCGCAGCAAGCTTCGGGCAGCCAAACGACTGGGCAGTCTCTTCTCGCCCTGGCCTCGTCTGCTTGCACCATTCAATCGGCTACCTCTCCCTTCCGTGTCGTGGACGTGTACGCGAACTACGCCCCTCCGGGC